GAACCAAGCTATCTGCCGCCACCTCAATCCTGAAGTTACGCAATGGCTTGTTTTTAATCAGTTGCAAAGCCTGTGGAATCATCTGCTGATCCACGGGTTGCATTTGGCTTGCGCCCGCATACATCAGAATGGTTTGCGGTTGAAACTTGGTGCAAATGATCTGCGCCTTGAGTCTAATCAGGTCAGAGGCAAACAATGCCACTTCCTCTTGCATAGAACGCAGTCTAAGGCTTGCAAACTGTCCTTTTATCTGTTGGGCAGTAGCGGTTTCGCTTGCTTGTGATGCGCCCCTCAAGATGTCCGACAAACCCGTGATTTCATAGATTTGTTGCTTGATTTCTTGTCTTGCGCGGTAGCATTGCAGCAAAGCATTGGCCAACGTATCCAAGGGCAATAGGTCAATCGCACCCTTTAAACCGCCTTTTTCACTAAACGCCATCCACTTATCAACAGGAATCAGGGTGTTGTTGTCGCCCTCAGTCAGCAAACGCTGTAATGCGGGGACGCTTGCATCGTAAACGCCACGAACACGCAAAGATTTGACCAATCCATCAATGCGGTCGCTCAAAATGTCCAATTCGTTGGCTTGGTCTTGATAAAGCACGAAATCAGGCACAGGCACAAGGCTGTCGCTTGTCATCGTTGCATACAAAGGCTTGCAACATGGGAAAAACTGCTCTAGCTCTAGCGGGTCATCACGAACGTCAATGAACTTGTTGCCTTGCTTGCTGAACCAATAGACCTTGCCTGTTTCTTTGTCCCACAATTCGCAAATCTTTGCTCGTGTGTATTCTTTTTGGTTGCTTGCATAGTTAGACAATGGGTCAGGGCCGCTATCCAAGGGAATATTGCGGGCGGCTTCCTCGCCAAAACGCTCAACCAACGCATCCTTGGTCATGTAAACCCAACGCCATACTTGGGTCACTTCCTCCCATGTACGGGCAACGCTGTGGCCAAAGTCAGCCCAATGGACGTAATCAGTCGGTGCGCACTCGTACTCAATCTGTTCCATTGGCTCGACTTGGCCAGCGGTGAAGTCTTGGGTTTCAGCCTCGTCAGCATCCTCGGTGACTTGCAAGCCGTCATCGTTTTCGGGCATCTCAGGCATACCAGGCACTTCGGTGACGTGCGGCTCATAACGAACCCAAGCCACGCCACGGCCACCCAAGAACCGATCTTCCACGGCATAACGCATCGTGCTTCTAAAGTCGGTGTAATGCTCAATCTCAAAATCTAACGCACGCTCAACCAATAATGACGCAACACGGCCAATCGGGTCATTGTCACCAAACCTACGGCTAACATCAGCCTTTGGCATCTTGCTATAAACCGCAGGGATTAAGGTCTGTACGTTTGACCACAGAATGTTGAACTTAGCGGTGTCATTGCCGCTTGCGCTTCGGGTGTCATCCCTGTAGCGCCTAATAATTTTCTTAGTGCGGGCTTCCCACCTCTTAAACTCGTTGTCGTAAGTGGCTATCAGGGAGTTGTACTTGTCAACTTCAGTTGGGACTAGTTCAGCCATTTTTGTTTCTTTCAGAAATTGCTTTTGCTTTAGCACGGGCATCTTCCTTAGATGATGCACCCCATGCCTTTAAAGCAAGCGCCAACCGTGTAGGTTCGCCATTCTTTTCCATTGGGCCAGCGGTAGCACCCATTCGTGCAAGAAAAGATGCACGTCTTGGGTTGTCGCCTGACTTAACGGGGGGCTTTAACTTGCCGCCTGTCTCAGCCTCATAACTCGCCCGCCCTTTAGCGTTCAAACCGCCTTCAGGGTTCTTACCTTCTTTGCGAGTCCATGCGGCTGTCATTTGTTCTCAGGCTTTGCGGTTTTAGCGGCTTCTTTAAAATCTTTAGCGGTAGGGGCGTCTTTACTGCCAACCTTGTTCATCTTCTCGCCTGAACCCGCTTTGATTCGCTCTTGTTTGGCCAAAATATTGGCATAAAGTCCCGCTTTAGACATGATTAAGCCGAGAAGATGCCAACAGCAAACACTTCAACGCCCGCGCCAGTGGTGATTTTCCATGCGCCATTTCTAGACCGTGCGTTCAGTTCGATGTCGTATTGACCAATGCCACCACCAGGCGAGGCGGGCAAAATCGTGTGGCTAAAGCCTGATCCATCAAGAATGATGACGTTGCCTGTTGCGGCAGTTGAGACCGTGCAAGCTAAACGGTGAATGTAGTCACCCGCTGCGCCTGTGCCACCCAATACTTGTGCCGTTGAACTTGCTGGCACGTGTTCGTATTGGTATGCGTAAGGTGTATTAATTCCACTCATATTCGATTGCTCCTTGCGGTTTGTTTGTGGATTGCCCACATATCGTTCATTGTGACTTCGTTCTCAGGGCCAACAATCAACACTTTACTTGGGTCAGGCGGTTTGTCTTTCGGTTCTTCCCGCCAACTAATAGCTAACATCCTCATGGCATCAGCGGGGTGACTTGTCCAATCATGCTTGGGCGTTTGCCTAAAAGCCTTTTTGTCCTCATCGTACTCACGCTGATACTGTCTCAACGCCTCAATGCCATCTGCGCATTTCTCGGCATCAAACCAACATCTTGGCAACGCCATCCGCACGGCTTGAATACCATCTTGCACAGTCAAACTCGGCACAATCGCCAAGTTGTTAATGCCCAAGTGCGCGGCCATTTGCTCGATTACTGACTTCCCACCGCTTGCCAAAGTCCTCGCCCTTGCATCATGCGGTAAATAGTGTTTTCCGTAATTGTAGGGTTTTTCTTTGATTTTCGCCACAAATTCTTCAATAGTTCCACCAGAAAGGGCAAAAAAATCAACAATATGTATCTCACCCGCAATGACCTGATACCACCAAATGGCCGTGTCATCAGTATGCCCTAAGTCCCAAGCCGTGTGTGTCTTAACCTCAATTTGGTTCTCTACCTTAGTAATGCGCCCATCTTCGGCAGCCTTGCGCATTTCAGTACCCCATATCGCACCAATGATGGCCGCCTCAAAACTGCACTCATATTCTTGCAAATATTGATCTTCTGCTAGTTGCGCCCTTGCCGCTTGTAGCTCTGATTCAGGCAACAACCCTGACTTGCTTGCGGGCAATGACAGGCTAAACCACTCGTTAGGCAGTCTCTTGCTTGTCTCATAAATGTTCCAAAACTGATTCTTGCCCTTGGGCGTACCGCCAAAAACGCACCACCCTTGTTTGTCAGATAAGGCGGGGCGTACTACGTTACCCCATACGCTTGGCTTGAAGTCGCCATACTCATCAAGGTAAAGCCCATCAAAGCCCAATCCACGCATGGCATCGGCATTGTCTGCACCGAATAACCTAATCTTTGCCCCGTTTATTAACTCAATGATTAGATCAGCCTCGTTGCTTGACTTGGTGATGGGTCGGGAAAAGTATTTGAGGTAATCCCACGCCACGCTCTTGGCCTGGCTTCTGTATGGGGCAACATACCCAAACAAAGGCATCGGGCTTTTGCAAGTGATTGCCGCCCTAATGATGTCGTTGATGGCCGCTACGGTCTTGCCCGCCCTTCGGTGAGCAACTAAGCAAGCCCATCTCTCTGTTCTAGCGTGAAACTCCCTAAACTGCTTTCTAGGGCTGTAAGGTAATTCTATGATTCCGCTTGCCATCTGATAACCATTTCAGAACCATCAGGGCCACTAAGCTCAACCGCTTGGGTCTCTTTCCATCTAGCCCTAGTCTTTAGCCAAAAGATAGCCGCAGCAGTATTGCCGTTCTTTGCCTGTTGGAATAATGTTTGACCAATACTGGCATTGGCATCGATGCGCCCATCGTCTAGTTCTTTTTTGTAATACTTTACTAGCGTATCAGAGCTAATCTCTAGCTTGGTTGCTATGTCTTCAAACGTAATGCCAACCGCTGCCAGTGTCTTTACAAGCTTCTTATTCTCATCAGTAGGAGTGTATTTTTTGCCTTGTTGCATTTATATCTCCGAAAGTTCTGAGTTAGCGTTCACTAACACGGCTTTCTTGCCTGTGAAGTCTTCCCATCGTTTCACAATTACATCGCAATATTTAGGGTCTAGTTCCATCAATCTTGCGTAGCGGTTTAGTTTTTCGCAAGCAATAAGAGTGCTACCGCTGCCACCAAACAAATCTAAAACTATATCTTGCCCTTTACTGCTGTTGTTTATGGCCTCTTCAGGTAATGCCACAGGCTTCTGTGTTGGGTGGACATATTTTGACTGTGCATCTCTACCAATTTTCCAAATGGTTGTTTTTGCCCTGTCACCACAATAAAAGTGCTTACCTGTGCCTGGCTTCCATCCATAAAGGATTGGCTCATGTTGCGCCCTGTAATCTTGCCAACCCATGCCAGCAGATTGCTTCATCCATATCAAAGTACTGGATTTTTTAAATTGTTCTGCAAATGTTTTCTCAAATGCTAATTTTGGGGCTGATTGGCTATCGGGATGACATACATAAATGCAAGCCAAAGACTTCATTTTTGCAAAATAACATCCAAAAAAACCACGACAAAAGTCCTCAAACTGGTCATCTGTCATGTCATCGTTTTTTATGATGCCAAGGTTGTTTTCTCCTCGCCCACTATATGCAACATTGTATGGAGGATCAGTAAACACTAAATCAGCCAATTCATTAGGCATTAACTTATCCACAGCGTCAATGCTTGTCGAATCACCGCACATCAAGCGGTGATTGCCAAGTTGGTAAATGTCGCCCATCTTGGTTTTAGGCTCATCAGGCACTTCGGGAACGGCATCTTCGTCTGTCAGCCCTTCCACCACTTCAAGCTCTAGCAGTGCGTTTAGTTCTTTAGGGTCAAACCCTAATATGTCTAAAGCAAACCCATCTGCCAGCAAGTCATTCAACTCAATGGTCAACATTTCATTGTCCCACCCTGCATTAAGTGCCAAGCGGTTGTCGGCAATGATATACGCCTTGCGTTGAGTTTCTGTCAAGTCTTTTAACTCAATCGTTGGCACTTCTTTATATTTGAGCTTTCTAGCAGCCATGACCCGACCATGCCCCGCAATGATCCCGTTGTTGCCGTCAATGAGGATGGGGTTAGTCCAGCCAAACTCTTTAATGCTTGCCGCTATTTGAGCAATCTGCTCTTGCGAGTGAGTGCGGCTGTTTTTAACGTAAGGAATTAAATCTTCAATTTTGCGTTGGATTATTTGCATTTCAGTCATGGCTGCACCTTGTCGGGTGTATCGCTTAATCTAAATATTTCAGTTTATACAGGGTTGAGTCGATGTTCTCTTGAATGTTATCCACAAGCTGATTCAATTCCGAGTCTTGCGGTAATTCTTTCCTTATATCCATTACGAACTTAGAAAGCGTTTCAAAATACTTAATTGGGTCGTTATTCGGAGGATGGTATTCATTGGGGAACTTCTTGAGTTGCCCGTATTTACCCATATATGCCTCGGCATAGGCATCTGACTGCTCGATAACTAAATCGTAATATGTGCCAAGCGCCATATGCTTGCTAAAGCTGTTGGTTGTCCAATGCATCAAATGGGCGTTTGTGCTGCTATGCAGTAGCGCAAGGACAAAGTTTGACACATAGCCTGAGTATTTATCCATGCTTTTTCCTAAAAAAAGTGGTGAGAGTGCATTTTAATACAGTCCCACCACAAAGCAACTGCTATTCATATTCTACAGTAAAAGGCAATGGAACATCAATAGGCCATTTACCTTGATTGCATAAAGTTAAAACTGTCCCAATATGAGCCTCTGCCCACTTCTTTTGGCGTTCTTCTTTGCTCATGTCCTTGCCCTGGTCAATGTCGTAATGGCACTTTAGGCACAATGCCGCGATTAAATTATCGTCACTTTTAATGCCGCGACCGCGACCACCGCCCCAATTACTGTGAGCCGCCTGAACGCCATTGTCCATGCCACAGCTTTGACAGCAGAGTTGCGCTACTAACTTGAGGAGTTTTTGGCTTCTCACATACTTGTGCTTCGGGTATTGCATATTCTTTGGTTAAAAATTTGTGGCCATTCAAACACATTCTCCTGCGAGTGATGTATTCGTTAGTGGATCGGGTGTCTAAGACTTTGAGGTTTTCTGAACTACAGCGAGGGCACATCATACTTTTTCCTTTATGTCATAAAACCAATCATCACCCGCTGACCATTTGCGTGTGCCGTCAACTGTCCATAATCTTTTGGCAGCCTGAAAGTCGGGGAATTTTGTCTCGCTCGGTATAAGGCTTTGGTCGTACCACAAACATCGGTTATTCGGCTGACAAGCGAATTGCCCATTGTCTAATGCAATAAAGTTAAAACTTTTGTGTTCTTCGGCTTGCTCTGTGAATCCAGTGTCCACTTCCATGCCATCAGCGCAAAAATCAACGGTGAACAAATAACGGCCAAAGTGCCACTCTTTATCTTTTCCCAAGAACTTTACGCCTAGATTACGCAAGCCAATCTTCTCAAGAATGGTGAATCTGTACCCCATGCAGTCCCACAGTTGGAGGGTGTCAATGGGCAGATTTCCCGCTTCCTCGTGCCAAACATATGCGTGTATGGGCAATTTGTCGTACAAAGCGCCATAGTTGGGCAGTAGTGATTCAATCCTGAACACCTGGCCACGCAATGCTTTAAGGCTGACCCATATTGCGGGTTCTAGTTCTCCATGTCCTTTGTGGTCGTTGTATAAAAACTCACGTTTCACAAAGCATTTCATGGGCGGTAACGATGCAATTATGTAACTCACTATTTACTCCGTTGTTTTAACGCCAAGGCGCTCACTTGCTTGCTCTGACCGCCAAATGTCCGATTTCATTTGGGCGGCAAATAACTTCCATTTCAGGGTTTCTTCCTGCTCAATCGCCATTGACAATCCATGCAAAAGCTCTTGGTATTCGGGGTGAGCGTAGGCTTCACGCTCCTGTGCCACAGCAGAATCTATGCCTTTGGTCATGGCTTCTTTCATCAGCAAAGCCTTTTTGGTTTTTCTGAATTCTTCTAAGTAAACCCGTTGCGCTTTGGCTGCGGCAAACTTTGGCGCTTGCTCAAGGATAAATTCGATGGCTTTATAAGGTGCTTTCATTTGACTACCTCAATCATGCGTAAAGCCGCTTCAGGGCCGTCAACACGGCACAAGGTACTACCTGACCAATTCTCAAAAAAGTCGGCTTGTAGCTTTGTTAAACGCTTTTTAGGGCCATCTTTGATTTCCATGAGAAATGTGTGTCCCTTGTACCCCACCAAAAGGTCAACGGGTAGGCCAATAATCCACACATAAGCGCCAGCGGCTCGTAATGCAGAGACTACTTGTATCGCATTTGCGTCAACTCTTGCGGCTCGTCTCATTTTGAATCCTGTTCATGCGTTGTCTCAAATCCAAAGTGGCGTACACGCCTCTGATTCGTTCCAAGTCCCCTAACACACCCTGCCACCAACTTAAGGCTTTCTTTGAGCCAATCGTCAATTTCTTGGCTTGGTAGCGTCTCAGCCACTCTTGGGCTTCGCAGTCCTTGAAGTGTTCCAATTCTTCGGGTGTCATTTTCTTTGGTGTTCCAATCAAAAGTCATTCAAGATTCTCCAGGCTGTTGCGGCACAGAGTGGGACTTGTCCATTTCCAATGGCTTTAAGTCTGTCCACCCTAGCGGCCACCCCATCAGCCACTCTACCCACGTTGGGTTCAGTTGCCCACTGTTGCGGTCTACCGATTGACTCAGCATAATTTGTTTGCCAATTTTGATTCGTCTTTGTATTGATGGATTGCTCATGTTGCCCCTGTCCCGATTGTCTGAGGCTTGTGGAGTCGGAAACCATAGAACTACTGTCCCCAATCCTGGTGAGTCTCTCTTGAATTCCGATGGACTGCCCTTTTCGTTTGCCATGTGACAAGTCGGTGTAGGCCATTCGTTTTCCGACAATCCAAATTCTGTCTCTCTGATGTTTTGCTCCAACGTCCGCTGCTCCCAACACTCCCCATCTCGCATTAAACCCCATTGAGGCCAGGTCTCCGAGAACTCGTCCAAGTCCCCTAGAAGTGAGCATTGGTGAGTTTTCCACAAAGACAAATCGGGGTCGTACTTCGTAAATGATCCTCGCCATTTGTCCCCACATTCCGCTTCGTTCTCCATCAATACCTGCGCCTCGCCCTGCGGCTGAGATGTCTTGGCATGGAAATCCGCCAGATACGACATCAACAATTCCTCGCCACGGGTTTCCGTCAAAGGTTTGTACATCATCCCAAATCGGGAAAGGCGGGAGAAGCCCATCATTTTGTCGGGCGCACAATACGCTAGCTGGGTATTGTTCCCATTCGACTGCACAGACTGTTCGCCATCCAAGAAGTTTTCCTCCAAGGATGCCGCCTCCTGCACCTGCGAATAAAGCGAGTTCATTAAGGCTTTGCTTATCAACCATGACATTAAAAAACCTCTCTGTCGTCATACCATTGCGCCACAGTCTTTTCTTTTAACTCAGGCAACTTAGCGGCTCTGGGTTTTGCATCAGAGTGCCATTGATGAAATGAGCATTTAGGCTTGTCAATCTTGACTGACCACCAGCTTGTGCAACCAGGCACAGAGCAAAGGTTTGTGTCAAAAGTAGATTCAACTTGATGATTCTTGAAATTAGTTAGCGCCATGATATTTTCCCTCTACGATTTTTGCAAAATTGCTTGGTTTCAAAATCCACTCTAAATCCGCAGTAAATGCCCGACCATCCTTGCTGTTGACCTTGCCTGTCAAAAACTTAGATGTACCGATGTGCTGAAAGAAGTCGCCAAACCAAGTCAGGATGTCGGCAGCCACAATATCCTTGTCCTTTGACAGTTCTAAAGCCACTTCACGCCAACGCTGCCTGAGATAGCCCTGTCTGGCAGTATTCCAAACTTCAACCTTTCGCAGGGTGGGTAGATACTTGTGATACATATCAATGACCGACTGATGTTCACATTTTGGAATTTTGGGATCGTCAAGTTCACCGCTAGGTGGACATATATATTTATCTGTCTCTCTCTCTGCCTCTGTCTCTGTCTCTGTCTCTGGGATAGCAGTTTGCTTGCTTTCTGCTAGCACGATGCTAGCAACAAACTGGTTATCAATCAAAGGCTTAACGCCATCTTGATATTCTTTAGGGGTGATGTGTAATCGAAAGACAAGTTCATCTAAAGAGCCATCAAAAACACCATCTTTTGATTCGCTTGCTAGCAACCAGAGTAATGGTGCTATCGCCTTGCTAGCAATAGGCAAGCGCATAAATTTTCTGTCGTTTAATAGGTCACGATGAAGTTTTATCCAAGGTGGGCAGCGGTCTTTGTAATGTTGAAAGACGGCCCAATTTTTGGGTTTTAATAGCATAT